CACGTAACCTGCACCCTTTAACGACAGCCTCTATGGTATTGTTATAGCTCCATTACAATTTACATAGGAGTGTATATCATGGCTTTTGCAAAAGCGAGTGGTTATACCAACTTAAACTCAGGTAATTTTTCACCTGTAATTTATAGCAAACAAGTACAGATGGAATTTCGCAAGTCAGCAATCTGTGAAGCTATCACCAACAGTGATTACTTCGGTGAGATTGCCAATGCTGGTGACTCTGTACGTATTATCAAAGAGCCTGAGATTTCTGTCAGTGCCTACACCCGTGGTACTGCCATTGCTACTCAGGATTTAACTGACGTAGATTTCACTTTAACTGTAGACAAGTCTAACTACTTTGCATTTAAATTGGATGACATTGAAGAGCAACAGACCCACATCAACTGGCTGACTATGGCTAGTAATCGTGCGGCCTATCGTTTGGCTGACCAGTATGACCAAGAAATCTTGGGCTACTTGTCTGGTTACAAGCAAGGTGCTTTACATGCTAACGCTGGTGTTGTTAACACTACTGTCTCTGGCACAAAGGCTAATGCTGCTGCTGGTTCTGACGAATTGTTAGCTGCTAATAAGCTTAAGAAAGGCGACTTTGGCAACATCACTACCTCAAGTGCTGGTGAGCATTCTATCCCACTAGCTGCCCGTTTATCTGGTGCTACTGCTGTAGCCACTGCTACTGCCACTCCGTTGCAAGTAATTGCACGTATGGCTCGTATCATGGATCAGAACAACGTGGACAAGCAAGGCCGTTGGTTGGTTGTGGATTCTGTATTCCAAGAAGTGTTGGCAGATGAAGATTCTCGTCTATTGAACATGGATTGGGGTTCGTCTGGTGGTCTACGCAATGGTTTGATGTTGGACAACTTACATGGTTTCCGTGTATACGTTTCTAACAACCTTCCTTCTGTAGGTACTGGTGCAGCAACTTCTGGTTCTGCTAACCAAAACACCAACTATGGCGTGATTGTTTCTGGTCATGACTCTTCTGTTGCTACGGCACAGCAGATCAACAAGACTGAAACTTATCGTGATCCAGACAGCTTTGCTGACATTGTGCGTGGTATGCACTTGTATGGTCGCAAGATCCTTCGTCCAGAAGCTCTTGTTGTAGCAAAGTATAACGTAGCCTAAGCGTTATCACCGAGGGGGTGGGCAATCTGCCCCCTTTCTTTTATTATGTAAAGAGTAAAAATAATGGCAACTTATGTCTCACTTGCAAATGAAGTTCTCAGACGGCTCAATGAAGTACAGATTGATGCGGCTGGTGATGGATTTGATACTCTTAGAAATGTCCAAGCCCTTGCTAAAGATGCTATCAATAGTAGTATCAGACGTATACTGCAAGATGGTCAAGAGTGGCCTTTCATTAAAACAACATACACACAAACGCTACAAGTAGGCGTTACTACATATTCTTTTCCAGCCGACTATTCAAGTACCGACTGGGATACTTTTTATATTAAACAGTTAGCCTCAAAGGTTAATACTCCTGCAGTTCTAAAACCCATGCCTTATGAAGAGTACACACAGTCTCATAGGTCTGCTGACGATGTTGCACCAGCTACAGGTTTAAGTGCGCCAACACAAGTATTTCAAACGTATGACACTTCTTTTGGTGTTACCCCCGTACCTGATGCTACTTATGAAGTAGAGTATACGTATTGGAGTACTCCAGCCTCACTTAATCTGTTTGATGATGTAAGCATTATACCTGAGAGATTCAGCCATGTGGTTATTGATGGTGCCATGATGTACATGATGCAGTTCCGTTCTAATGCACAGAGCGCACAGATGCACCAAGCTTCTTTTGAAGATGGCATTAAAGCCATGCGTAACGTATTAATGGATGATACTTTCCAGATGCGATCCACTTATGCTGTTAGGTCCGGGCAACGCACATCTTCTAGGATAGCATAACAACATGGCTGATCAATTATCAGTACACAAAATAATGTGCAGAGGCGGCTTAGACACTAGCCGTGATGTACTAGCACAGGGAGAGCAATCCCCCGGTAGTGCTATTCAGATGGTTAACTATGAAGCTTCTATAACAGGTGGCTATAGACGTATTAGTGGTTTTGATAATTCTTATGGCACAGTCACAGGTACAGGTGCTGTACTAGGTGTTAACGTAGTTAATGGCATCAATGATGGTATCTTAGCTTGTCGTACTCCTTCTTCTGGTAATAACTATTTACACCGATGGAACAACTCTACCTCTGCATGGGTAGCTGTTACTTGTGGTGGTTCACCTACAATGACAGGCGTAAATAAAGTAAGGTTTAGTAACTTTAACTTTGCCACTCCAAAGACTATTCTTACAGATGGTATTAATCCTGCTGCTACTTATGATGGTACTACCTATACACAGATAACACACTCTTCTGCACCTACCGATCCAAAGTTTGCAGTAGACTATGCCAATCATATGTTCCTTGCAGGCGATCCAGCACATCCTACTAAGCTATTCTTTAGCGCACCTTTAGCAGAGACAGACTTTGCTACAGGCAATGGTGCTGGAGTAATTAATGTAGGTTTTGACATAGTAGCTATTAGACCCTTCCGAGATTTCCTATACATATTTGGTACTAATGCAATCAAAGCATTGAAGGGTACTAGTACTTCTGACTTTACACTATCTAGTATTACACATGACTTAGGTTGTCTTGCTACTGACAGTGTTATTGAAATTGGTGGTGATCTATTATTCCTTAGTCAGGATGGACTACGCCCTATTTCTGGTACAAGTAAGATTGGAGATGTACAGTTAGAAACCATATCTAAAGATATTCAATCCCTATTCTCAGAGATTATATTTGATATAGATTTGTCAGGACTATCTTCTGTAGTGATACGCAAAAAGTCACAGTTCCGTTTGTTCTTTGCAGCAGCAGAATCTCAGGGAGTGATTGGCGGTATACGTAAACATCCTGAGGGATTCTCGTTTGAGTTCGGTCAGTTACTAGGACTAGAAGCTACTTGTGCTGCTAGTGGTTACATAGGTCAGTTTGAATTTGTAATACATGGTACGTCTACAGGTAAAGTACACAGACAAGAAATTGGTAACAGCTTTGCAGGTCAGGACATATTTAGTGTGTATCAGACTCCATACTTATACATGGAGAATCCTGAGCAGCGTAAGATATTTCATAAGGTTAATACATACCTTAGAGCAGAAGGCGATAACGATATTATTTTATCCGTAGTATATGACTATGAAGATATTAATGTACTAAACCCTACAAACTATACAATGACTACCACAGGTGCGGCAGCTTATTATAATGAGGCTTCTTATAATACTACAGCTATATTCAGTGGTAATCCATCCCCAATACAGGCAACTAACATAGCAGGTTCTGGTAAGTCTGTATCTTTCAAATATGTAACTAATGGTACTGATGCTAGTCACAGCATACAGGGCATAGTAATAACTTATGGCACTGGAGATTTAAGATAAAATGGCTGGCTATACTAGACAATCCGTTGCAGACATAGTTGCAAACGCAGTAATAAAAGCGGCTCCCGTTAACGCAGAGTACAATGCGCTACGAGATGTTTTCGCATTCGCAACTGGTCACAAGCATGACGGCTCTTCTACTGAGGGGGCTTATATACCTCTCATTGCAGACGTTGATGCACTAAACAAAGTAGTTATTGATACTACTAACAATCGTATTGGTTTCTTTGTACAAGTAAGTACAGGTACAGTGGAGCAACTACGCATTCAAGATGGGGCATTTGTACCTGTTACCGATAGTGATGTTGACCTTGGTGCTTCTGGCTCTGAGTTTAAAGACTTATACATTGATGGTATCGGCTACATTGACACCCTTACAGTACATGAGAATGCTACCATTGCTGGCACCTTAGGTGTCACAGGCTTATCAACACTGGCTAGTGTAGATATTAATGGCGGTAACATTGACGCTACTGTCATTGGTGCTGCTACTCCTGCTGCCGCTACAGTCACTACTCTAGTTGCAACTACCGCAGATATTAAT